TGCATCCGGCTACAACAACCCACCAACAGGCACATACGTTGGTTTCCAAGGTATTACTCTTGATTGGGAAACAAATAGTCTTGGTTCAACACCTGGATTTGAAGATGAGTGGACACCTTCAGAAGCTGGCAACACGCTGCTTGGTGCATCTGACGACTTCAAGTACACAGTGGAGTTCCTAAACCAAACATCACTTGGTGCAAATGACGCCGCTCGTAGAACAGCCGTTGTTACAGCACTACAGGCATCAATCAACAGCAACACAGACATTCGTGGCGACATCTACGAATACAACTTGGTCCTATGTCCAGGCTTCTATGAAACCGTAGATGAAATGCTAAACCTAATCATTGACATTGGTGAAGAAGCGATGTGTATTGGTGACGTACCGTTTACGTCTGATCCAGATCAAGTCGTAGCGTGGGCGGCAACATCAGCCCGTCGAAACTCGACACACTTGGCTTACTACTATCCTCACGGTCTTGCGTCAAACTTGGACGGCGTGGACGTGTTCATTGCTGCATCCGGTACTGCTCTGCGCACTATTACCTATAGTGACGCAGTAGCGGAACTGTGGTTCGCCCCAGCAGGAACACGACGCGGTCAAGTTTCAGGAGTTTCACAGGTCGGATATGTGTCAGGTACGCTTGGTTCGCCGACAACGTTTGTTGAAGTGGCACTTAACCAAGGCCAGCGTGATAACTTGTACAAGTATTTCACCAACCTTAATCCGATCGTGTTCTTTCCAACGCGTGGTCTGCTTGTCTGGGGTCAGAAAACTTCTGCAACAGATGCAAGCGCACTTGACCGAATCAACGTTGAACGTCTGATTGAATACATCCGACGTCAACTCCGTAAGAACACAATGAGTTTTGTGTTTGAGCCAAACGATCAATTGACACGTGATAACTTGAAGGCAATGGTAGATGCATTCCTTGGCGACCTGATCATCAAACGGGGTCTATATGACTTTGCAACAGTTTGCGATGAGTCAAACAACACTCCAGATCGCATTGATAGGAACGAGATGTACATTGACATAGCTCTGAAGCCAGTGAAGGCAGCAGAATTCATTTACATCCCAATCAGAATTGTTGCGACAGGCGCAGAAATCTAATAAATAGGTTAGAACAAGGAGAATAATGTGAGCACAATTAACGACATCGGTATCCCAGGAGTAGGTACGGGTATCTTACACCCAAAGCATAAGAACAGGTGGCGTGTTACCTTTGCAAACCTTGCTGGCGGCGTTGATTCTCAGCCACTATCGATGCAAGCACGTCGTGTCAAGCGTCCAAAACTCACTTTCGAAGAAATTGAGCTGCATCGTTATAACTCCCGTGCATGGGTTGCTGGAAAGCACACTTGGGAGAAGATGACAATGACTGTCGAAGATGACGTCACAGGTTCGGCCTCACAAGTAATTCAAGCACAAGCACAGAAACAACAGTGGTTGATTGGTGCAGAAGGACAGTGGTTGGCGGCGGCTGGTGAAGGTTCTGCATACAAATTTGTCACATATCTCGACATGCTCGATGGTAACGACCAAGCGATTGAAAAGTGGACAGTTGAAGGTTGCTGGATTGATGATATTGACTATGGTGAAGTTGATTACACAGCGACGAGCGAAGCTGTTGTAATTGAACTATCGATTCGTTTCGATCATGCGCGTCAATTGCTTGGAGGTTATGGTTCAAGTCCTCTAAACGGTACAGGCCTAGGCGTTGCAACAGGTGGTGCTGGTCGAGTTGGTGCCTAAGTAAACCTTGCATTAGTGTAGTGAAAAAGAGAGGGCTTTTTAGCCCTCTTTCTTTTCATAAATACCTTCCACAAAGAAGGATTTATCTATGGCAGATCCACGAGTCAACATCGTCAAGCAGTGTCCACCATCATATCTTGGTAAGAGTTCTGCTGAGATTGGTAATAGCACAGCGTCTCGACGCAACTTCTCAAATGCAGTCGGAAAGGTTGGCGATCTTGAAATTCTCAATTCTGTTGGAGCTGGTGCAGTTGGCGAGGGCCTACGGACGCTTGCAAGTGTATCAAATACAATTCGCCAAGGCTGTGGATCGCTCCCGACATCAATTGGTGGAGCACTTGGAGCAGTTGCTGATTCAGCAGATGCAGCATTTACAGCAGGCACTGATTGGGCTCTTGAACAGATGGGAATGGACTTCCGCACAGTTGATGCAGTTAATGCTTTCAATCCAGGAATTGCAAACCAAGCCTTAGGACAAGCACAACAAATTTATAATCAAGTTCGACAAGGCAATTTTAAGTACACAGATATCCCAAGCTATTTGCAAGACTTTCAAAATCTAGAACGCCTTGGTCGCAACATCTTTACTCCTAGTGCTGATGACAAGAACAACCAACTCCAACCACAATGTGAAGCGTCCGCGTATGCGCTCGATTTGATTGCACGAGCACCTAAACACAAATTCATGTTTGTGGTACAATTTGTTCCAGCGTCTGGGTATGAATCTATTAGAAACCTTGACATCGCTTTCATGGTTCATGAATCAACACGTCCAAATATCAAGTATCAGACGGAAGATATCAACTTCTACAACTTCCGATCGAAGGTCATTACGAAAACAGAATTCGATCCAATGACAATGAAGTTTTACGATGACATTCGAAATGACGCTGGCCGTTTCCATGCAGCTGTGTTAAAAGCGTTGACACCTGTTGCAAACTTTCCAACGTACAACGAATTTCGTAATCCAGAAGAGAAAGGTATGCTCTTTGATAAAACAGGCGCCGCAATTGATGGTGTGTCATTTCAAGGTCGCTCTTCGACTGCTTCTTATGGACCTTTAAACAGCGGTGCAGGAGTTACATTGTTCAGTGAGATCATTCTCTATCACCTATTTGATGCAGGTCGTGTGATGAACGTCTATCGATGCTATAATCCTCGTATCACTGATCTCAAATTAGATGAACTGAGTATGGCAGAGTCAGCTCCCACGAGCGTTGAATTGTCGTTCGTCTACGATACATGCTACATTGATACAAATGTTTCCTTCCGTGATGGTCAATTGGCTCGATCAGCTCAATCTGCATCAGCTGGCATTGCAAACTCAGCTCTGTACTCTCTCAAGTACATTGATTCTCCATCCGCTGCAACAGGACCAAACAGCAACGGTATTCCAGCCGGCGCACCTGTTACTGGTCAAGATGATTGTGGTCCAATAGATACCAATAACCCAAATCCTGCGAGCGGTTCAGCGTCACCACCAGCACAACAGTTCATTGGTGATGCAACATTAGCATCACCGTTCTAATATGGCGTTTAACAAGCACTGGCTCCAGGGAAGGTACACGCCAAAAAATCCACATAAGTATGTTGGCGATTTGAGTAAAGTGGTGTATCGTTCCTCTTACGAACTCCAGATGCATCAATTTCTGGACAATAACGAACGTGTACTTCAATGGTCCAGTGAAGAGGTTGTTATACCTTATGTGAAGCCGACTGATGGAAAGGTGCATCGTTACTTTCCCGACTATTGGGTTGAATATGTGAACAGGGATGGCGAAATCCTGCAAGAAATCATCGAGGTGAAGCCCAAAGCACAGACGCGCAGCCCTCGCACAAATTCGAAATATCGATTGTATGAGTCGGCAACTTGGGCAATAAATATGGCTAAATGGAAAGCAGCGGATACGTTCTGTCAACAGAACAACATGAAGTTCCGCATAATCACCGAGAGAAGCGTATTCAAATGAAAACAATAAAGAAGACGAAAGCGATTGAACATCCAATGGAAGCGGTCCTAGATTTGGATCCGGGCACAACAATAGTTGAGTACACAGAAATGCTTCCAGCAGAAGTGGTCAAAATGCCCGAATACGACGCAAAGGATGAGGAGATTGAAGAAAAGATAGAAGAGGTGTATAGCACAGCAATGGGCAACGTCGCAACTGTTAGTGATGCAATGGATCTCGTCGAAGGCAAGTACAAGGCTCGCATCGGTGAGGTAACGGCTGCGATGCTGAATGTTGCGCTTGGTGCAGTACGTGAAAAGCGTGAACTAAAGAAGCACAAAGACCAAGTTTCAACAATCTCAGCAGGCGAAGGCGGTGCAAAAACAGTGAACAACAATCTCATCGTTGCGGACCGCAACGAGATCTTACGTATTCTAGCTGATAGGAAAGCATAACAATGGAACTCATTGGCGCCCGCCGATTATTGGAAGGCCAGCCAATGGTAAACATTGTGGATGTTGAAAAACAACTCAAGGGCCTTGGATACAAAAACCTACGTCGAGAGTCCGGGAAGACTCTTAAGGTGCTGGTAGATGGAAATCGCCAAGAAGTTATGCAACGGCTCACACACCAACTTCCCGGTGCTAAACACATTAGAACAACAGTCAAGTCGAGCATTGGTCATATTGAGTATGAAGGAATCAACCTCCTCATAAAACCATCGGCTGTCCAAGGAAGAGCCGCATACGGGTTAGGCAACGAAGATCTTCTTGCCAAGAAGATCAACCAAGTGTTGACCACAGTCGGAAAGCCTATTAACATCATTTTCGCTGGTTCAAACCGCAGCTTTACTGCTTCAAACATAACAGAAGCTCAAACAGTCGGCAATGATACAACGGGCTTTAAGAAAGCTGACATTCGGCTCACTGGACAAGG